CAATAATAATACAATTTATTTTTTATTCCAATATAAACAATAAAATGAGATTGATTAGTTTTTTGTTCTTTTACCAACAAAATAGCGGGGATTTTTTCTTTATCCAGTTCTTCCAAAACATTTCTGCATGTGCTTTCTTTTGCTTTGTATCCCGTTGCACAAATCCCATTTTTTATAGCATATCTTATAACATCATGTGTACATGCATAAAACTGAGTTAACGAACCTGGACGCATAGATTTAATTTCGTTCCAAATATCATCTTGTGTACGAACGATCTTAAAATATTCAAAAATCATTTCTAAACATGCTGCTCCGCATTTCCAATTATACCCATCATTTTTCTGCTTTTTATGGCTAATTTTTATCATATAACCCCTCCTTTTTTTCATCATACTCCAAAATACAACAAAAAGGAAGCCCTCTGCATCCAACAGAGGCTTCCAAAGGAGAAGGAAATACCAATAGCAACTAAAATCATCGGAACGGAAGGACTCGAACCCTCGCTTAGGACACAAGCCATTGCTCTCCCTACTGAGCTACGTTCCAAGGGGGAGGCAACAAGCTTTCGCCTGCTGCCTGGTGGGGTTTGACGTAAGCCGCCGGCCGTATGCCTTTGGCTTAATTCATGCTACCATAATATCACGGAAGTACCCCTTCGTAGTTACCCACTTTTTTATTTTTCTTTCTGGCGCGTTCCTCTCGTTTCCCTTGAATCACACCGTATGTATATGCCATCGAAAGCATGAACGGTGAACACTTGCATTTATATCTATCCATAAGGCCCTGAAAAAATTCTGCCATATCCGTTCCAGCACAACCAGCTACAGGCTGATAACCATTAATACGTAATTCTTCCTGAATGTTCATCTTATGCCACCTCCCCGTAAACAACCTTGCATTTATTGCTGTTGCCATTAGAGAGCATAAGCTCGATCACAGTGGGATAGCCATTCTCATTCAACCACTCTTTGACTTTCTCCAGAACACTTTCCTTATACTGAACTGTAACACCGTCATGACCATTCCGGCTGTAAGCCGTTCTCACAATCTCATCTGTAAAAATATCCAGCTTCTGAATAATGGCACTGACTGCCTTATCATGGGGCCTACCAGACTCGGAAAGAATACCTAACTCTTTGGCAATACCTGTGCAATCCCACAATTTTGGTTCGTCTGAAATCACTGGAGCATTAACTGGATAACCTGAATCAGAATAAATCCTCATTACTTCCGCAGCTATATATTTAGAATCCACTCCGGCATCATGTAATGCAGCTTTGACATTCTTCACCATCATGTTTACGGAAGGAAGTCTCTCTTTCTTCTGCTTGTCCTTCTTTGGCATCTCGTAGGAACCGGTCTTACGAAGTGTTGGAAGAACTTCATCTGCGATCCAATCCGTGAAAGCTTCTGCATTTGGCTTGTGGCTCTTAAATACCAGCTTATACACACCGCTTTCTGTGAGAAAATTCTCACCCGCATTGTTCAATTTTCGGATGTCAACTTTACTGACATCCGAATTTTTAATCTTAACAACCTGCTTTTCGTTCATTTTGGCAATGGCCATTCTTACTGCGCTGTCACCCAGTTCTAAGCATGTGCCAACGTGATACGGGTTAAATAATACCTGTCCATTCAGTTCAAATACCTCTACATTGTGTCCTTCAAAAATCATTAAATTCTGCATTGCAATTTCCTCCTTGCAATTTCTGGCGGAATCACTTACAATACAAAGTGATTCCTGGGTTTACAGGTTTCAGGTTTCGAGCAATCACGTAGGTCGCCAAACTCAGCGTGACTGCTCTTTTTTTGTTTCAACTTCCGTTTTCACAAGCTCTACGATAATGTCAGTTACTGTTCTGCCTTCGTTTACCGCCAGATGCTTTAACTGCTTGTGAAGTTCGTCATCCATGATGAGCCCTACTCGTTTCATCAGTGCCCTCCTTTTAGTGTTATTTGTACTAATTCAGTTGCATATTAGCACTAATTAGTGTTTTAGTCAATACTTTTATTAAAATAATTGATTTTTAATGCGTTTTGTGAGATACTTAGTGCAAAGGAGGCATACATATGGGTTTTGGAGCTGTTTTAAAAGACATATTAGCTGAAAAGAAAATGTCCATCAAAGAACTATCTCACATTACCGGCATACCACTTAATACCCTATATTCCATTACAAAGCGCGATACGGTAAATATTCGACCAGACACCTTGCAAAAAATATCTCGTGCACTAAATATTCCCAGTAGCCAACTGGTGGATTGTCTACGTCAAAATATCTTTGAAACACAAAAGGAGCTCGAGGATCTTCAGATGCGTTTAAGAGACGCAGAGCTTGCAGAAGAATACCGCTTGGAGTGTCGTGAACATCTAAAACGTTATCTTTATGAGTTGACTAACTATCACTTTGATG